GTCGCCTTGCTGCTAAAAAAACGACCACCTTTAGAGCTGTTACACGATTTGCATAAGGCTTGTAAATTAGATGGATTCCAAAGGTCACCACCCTTAACTCTAGGTATGATGTGATCTACTGTGTGTGCTGGTCTATTGCAGATAGCGCACTGCCATCCATCTCTATCAAGTATGGTAATGCGTAGCTTCTTCCACTTGCCACTACCTATAGCACGCTCACTCATTAATGCCAGCCCTTACGCTTGAAGTGATCTAATGCTTTACACATTGACCCATATCTATTGTTAATGTACTTAATACCCCAGTCTATCTGCTTAACACCATTGACAGTAGCGAGATACTTAGACCTACCTTGTGGTATACCCACGTGCGAGCCATTACGTGCTTTAGGATCCCACCTACTATTTTCTTTAGAGTATAAATCTATTAGGCAATAAGCTTCTTCAAAATCATTTAATTGTATGAGTATGTACTGTTTGTAATGAATAGGTTTGTAGTTATCAGCTGCAACGGAATTAGTCTTTACAAAGCAAAGATTAATTATGAATAGAGCGATCCCAACTAGCCAGCACCTTGCGAGCTTTCCCTGTCGGGCTCGCCTTGTGGCTTTGTGAGCCACTGCTTCACTAGAGCCTAGCATACGTTGTCAAATCGAGCGTAAAATTTCATATAGACATCCAACCTTCATACTCCGCATCTGGATTAGCAGCCAACCATTCCTGGCGCATTTTGTTTTGACGAGCCCAATCCTCAGTTGTTGCAATAGGCATTACATCTGTATCCCATCTATTAGCTTTAAATAGCCCACCTGTTTAATGCGCTGTGATTTGTCAGCAAATTCCGTACTGCTAGGCATAGGCCGATCTTTCCACATTGGCTTATTGAGTTTTGTCAAGTTAAACGCCCATAAGCCTAAAGGTGTGGCGTTGATATACCAGGCTGTGTAATTCTTACGCACAGCTGTGATAGTCAGCGATTCATACTTAGATTTTTCTATAAGCAACTCGGTGTAATGGTTACGCCTCGCCTTTAGCTCGATATACATACGGCTTTGCTGAGATATGCAATCCCAAGTATCAAATTCTTGCGATCTTTCAAGATCAGGCAAGTATCGCCTTTTTATGTAATTAAACATTTGATCTTCGATAATCACTGTTTGCCAGCCCAGCCGCCACCCTTAAATATCAAACCTGGTGCGCTGTAGATTCTTGCCATTTGTAGATTACATTTAGGGCAACTCATAGGCGCACTATCATCATCGTATGATCGATGCACAGACCCATAGGTGCCGCAATCATTACAGCTGTATTCGTATGTAGGCATTACTTTGCTCCTATCAGTTGGCAAGTGTGGCAGACCACGGTTTCAAACTTCCAACTACCACACTTATCACATCTGCATATATCCGAGTCTGGAATATGCAAAGCCTCTACTATGTTTTTCACTCCCACGGAACCACAATCCATACACTGGTATGCGGAAAAACCTTCTGGCGTATCTAATTGATCCAGCCACAGAAACTCGGTATCACGCTTACAACCATTACATTTGAATCGTGGGTGCATTATGGTAATATCCTTATTGCCTACAGTGGCATTGTGTACATACCAAGAAATTACCTGAATGTATTAGCCTGTCATCATTACAAGCTACACAAACATCGGTAGACGGCACATACTTTACCTGGTCGTTCTCTATGCGCTCCAGGTAAGGTCCGCCTCGTAGAATTTCAACGTATCCCATTATTCGCCCCCCTTTCCGCTTTCCGTATCATCTGGCCAAAACCAAGTGCCAGCAGCCGTAAGTCTTGCCCACTTAGCATCGCACTGCTCTGCTTTCGGTGCTGTGCAGACATAACCTGCGTATGGTTTACCAGTCTTAGCTGTGCCTTCTTTTTTTACCATATCACCGTGCCTGCAAGTAAAACTAACATCGACCACTTCAGCAATTTGAGTAATGCTTTCCCCAACAGACCAAGCAACAGGTTTAGGCTCGTTGCTATTATCTTTCGACTGTGCATCAACAATATGTAACGCATACTCCATCGCAGCTGATTTAGATCCTGGTCTGCCATATTTAGGTCTAAATGGTTCGGTTTGTTTTTCACTTACCCTAACCATTTCTTCTCTACTTGGTCCATTTTTTTCAGTACCGATATTAGCCGCTTTAAAAGCAACGCCTCGAGCCGAAGTCTCGCAATTTTCCAGCGCAAAATCTCTATTGACACCCCTATCGGAAATGACCTCTTTGGCGTGACCTGTTGCGAATGGTTTTTCATCAGCTGAGTCCCTAAATAATTCACATACAACAATGACTCTAGTGTCTGACTCCGAGATAATCTTTGTTCGTACTGCTCCATTTGGATACCTTTCCCAAAATATATTTGATCTTTCTTGAACTGTGGTGTAATCCTCTAGGTTAAATGCCATCTTCCCACACTCCATCCTCATCCTGCATCGCTTCGGTTATTGTTTTAGCGATGGCGATATATCCGAGTGCATCTGTGTAATTGTCAGTGACTCGTGCATCTTCTGCCATTCTGCTGATTTTGACCAGACACATAAGTACCGCAACTTCATTTGCTTGTATTGGATAACCAAGGTAAGCCGACCACAGCTCTGCGATCCTTTTATGATTTCCGATCGGATGCCCATAATCCGAACCTCTTTGGTGTAATGTGGTAATGACATCTGCAAATAACTGCTCAGTTTTTGTCATAGTCAAATACCTCATCTGACTTTGCTTTGTTTTGTATCATTCGGCGGTGCATATCCCAGCCATCTTTACGGCCTCGCCAATAATGGGTTTGCTTCATATCATCTATACGCATTAGCACTAGCCAATAAGCCATACTCAGCCCTATAAATAAATATACTGCCATTTCAAGTGTCATTTTGTAGCCCAATCTATGCGCACATACTTTGTGGCACAGGCATAGTGTTGCACCTGTGTATGACTTTGTGGATAGTTTAGGGCTGTTTTATTATAACGATTAGATAACGTTAATATCTTCGAGGTCATCGATATGGTCATCGATAGTGCGCTCGACGTACTCTGTATTAAGCCCCATAGTGTCTGCCTAGTGCTGTAAATGAGCCATCCTTATTTACTGGCACCAGGGTCGGTGTCAGGGTCTTGCCACTAGCTTCTAGTATAGCAAAGCCCATCTGCCAATTAGCGCTTCCATAGCGGATATAAGAGGCTTTTTTACGATCCATAAGGTTTCCTACCTCTACCCCATATAAAGCCCTGTAATGGCCGTTTACGCCCTCTGAATAGGCACTGGCGCCTAGTCTATGGCTATGCCCAGCGACTACTGATTTACCAAATTTCTTGGCTAAATTTAATGCGGTAATACCAGCGTGCTGGCTCATACTTCCCTCATCGCCGTGGCACAAAACCCAGTCGGGATGGAATTCATAGGCTGTCTTGTGGTAGGTCATACCCATCTCAGCAAAACCCATAAAGGCTGGGTACTGTAACTCAGGTAAATTGATTAAGCCAGGTACTTTTAATAAAGTGTTATAAAGGCGATCACAATGATTGCTCCTGATAATGTGCATTTCTGGACTGTACTCACCGAGATCCCAAAGGACTTGCTTACATAGCTCACGATCTGCGTGTAGATCTTCTGAGTAAGCCAAAGGTGTGCCCTCAGCCCACTTGCTAATTGACTGAAAGTCCATTTCATCGCCGACCACCAATACAGAATCAAACTTCTCACGCCTCGCTAACTTGATTACATTCTTTACAGCTGCCTCGTGATGATAGGGCACCTGTAGGTCGGATATCACTAGCCAACGCTTAATCGTCATCCTCATCGAAATCGTCAAGTGGATTCTTAATAGGATCTTTGGTATCTACGATCCAGTCTGGATAACTTGACCTATCCATCGCAAACGCTAGAGCTGTGCCTTCATCCATTCCAGATTTACGGCAGGCCATATAAACCTCATTAGCTGCGATAGCCCAGAAATCCAGTTTAGTAAGTACAGGCTCTTTAGTAGTTCTGCGCTTACGTACTGGCTTCTTCTTTGGTTTGCGTTTAGTAGCCATAATTAAATTATGACTTACTGATTAAAATAAAGAGATCATCGACACGCTTCTCTAGCCGTGTTAATTGATCCTTCATACTAGAGCCACCATTCGGGCGTAACTCATTAAGCCAGCCTTTAACTAAAAAACGTAATCCTATTAGACCGCCTGATAGCACGGCCATAACGCCAGCGCCAAAGCCAGCCCATTCTGTAGGACTCATTTTTCATCGGCACCGATGCCATAGGCATTGTCGGATTTGTCTAAAGCCCTAGCTGCTGGCCCTGCAAGAGCTGCAATTACTACAGACAGCGCTGGGTCTAAACCTAATTCATTACTTGCTAAGAATGTTAAGAATGATACCAATACGCCACGTGCGTATGACTTTAGTATCGCCTTCTGTTTTTTGCTTATCTTCATATCTTGCCCCCTATTAGTGGTATATCGAACGGCTTACTATCTTTGTCGCCTAACTTTGTAAAGCTAATATGTATGTGTCGCTTGTGTGGATTCACCCCAGAATACTTACGCCATTTCCAGTTTAATATCTTCGAGCATATTCGCCCGTTGTAGATGACGTATGATAAACGTTTATCTGATTTCCCTGCGATTCTGATCTGGTCAGCCAGATAAGGTGCGAGGCTATCGGATGACTCCAGCCTAGAATTAATATCAACTGCTCTGACCCACCCATTTGCGTCTGGATTATGATCCGATTTTCTGGCGGAATGGCGACTATCGCCCAACCATCCTTCTGGACTCTTAGTACACCTATCTGGAAACCACGTATCAACTTGATCTCTTAACTGCACACCAGCTGCACATAATTTTGGTTTCATTAGCCTAGAAGTAGTTTTGCTTCATCCTCGGTTATGCCTAAACGTGTCAATAATGCAGCTTTGGACACCGCCTTTGCTTGCGCTTCGGCTGCTTGTGCTTCATATCTTTCTGCTAATGCAGCGTGTTCCGCCAGTTCAGCAGTGTTCATTTCTCTAGTTTCAATTTCACCTGTTTCGGTGTTATGAAATGTAATTGTAGGTTTGCTCATATTATTTCACCCCATATATTTTAACTTCGCCAGCACTAAATGATGCAGCGCCAGTTACAAATTGCACCTGTGTTATTGCTGCTGGCGTTGCGCTATTTGCGCCAAAAAAAGTTCTAGCAAAATAAGCCTCACTGTCGTTTCTTGCTGCAATTTGCCCTTGAAAAGTTTTCATACCAGCTGTTCCTAAATAATCAAAATATCTAATATAACCGAAAAGATATTGATTGTTTGCATCTGTTAATGCTGAGCCAGCAGTTCCAGTACCATTTTGATTATTATTGTTTTCAACAGTTGCCCCACCACTTGCTTGATATAAGTAAACAGAATTGTATCCAGTTGAAACTGTGTTGTATCTAATTTCAAAACCTTGTGATGCGCTAGGTAAATAAATCCCAGTGAATTGTACATATAAATCATTGTATCCGCCAACAACTGAAATGCTGGTGGTTGCTGATGATAAAGTGGTCGTTGATAACAAAGTCATTCCACCACTTGCAGGGGCAGCCCAACTTGGCACACCACCAGCAACTGTGAGCACATCTCCTGTGCTACCAATTCCAAGTCGTGCAGGTGTTGATCCACTTGAAGAATAAATCGTGTCGCCAGTAGTTGTCATTGGGTTAGTCATACCTGTTGTATCCAAGTTCGCCCAAGCGCTACCTGTGTAATAAGTGGTTACGTTTGTATCTTTAAGATACGCAAAATTGCCTTCTTGCGGTGATGTTACAGCTGCATCTCTAGCAGTGGCACTGGCAAAAACCCAGACACCTTGCATTAAGTAGCCATCGACATCGGCTGCGGTTAATACCTCGCCTGTAACAAAGTCTTTAAATCCTAATCCTGCTGCCATTTCTACTCCTTAGTAACTAAGCACATTATAGTCTAAAGTGCCGTATATATTGTTATTTAGAATCAGTGCATCGATGACTGGTTCAAGGGTCGTAAATACAACCCTAAAGCTGTTAGGTGTAATGACGTTTTGCACGCCAAATATCTGCAAGGTCTTGTCCAGGGTAGATCCACCTGGCTGGGTAGTAACCACCCTGATCGGGTCAAAGAAGTCAAGTTCTAAGGCTGCAATTATGCCTGCGTTGTAATTAGGGGTGTATAGGTCTAGCTCTATAGAATCGCATCGCACGCTGGTCTCGGCACGGCTGGCTGTATAAGCCTGAGCATAGTCTAGCGCTACGGAATCGCTTTGCATTAGCAGCTCTTGGATCTGAAAACTATGTATGAAGTATTTGTCTATTGATGCTTGATTAATGGCAGTCTGTGGCGTGCCACCTGACCTAGTAACAGTAGATGAGTTAAAGATAAGGGTGTCATCTAACTTCCAATTAGCGTTAGCGTATGGAATGCCTGTGCCATTGTCATTAAAGGTAGTCACTGTGCCACCTATTGAGCCAGCGGTTACGGCACGATCTTGATACACAAACTCACCATCTGCGCTGACATATAAAGCGCCATACTCTGAGTTGGCTACAGTCTGCATAGCTCCTAGTGAGGTGCGTAATGTGCCTGGATCGTTTTGTAAAGTGGTTAAGCCTGCATCAATATCACGCATAGTCGCTGGCCAATCGATCTCATCTAATATCTGGTTAATTCGTGTGCCTGATAAGTCGCCAGCGCTAGCACCTGCCACAGTAGTGATCTGTGCATTGTTGGCTAATCTAAACGCATCTACAGCTTGTATGGTTGTGTAGGCTACCTCTGTAGCATCTTTAGGTTGAGTATTAACATAGCTTGTAATAAATCCTGAAAATATAGGATAAGTCGTAGCGCCATAGGTTGCAGTAATCTGCACCTTCTTCATAGGTGTTAAGTCGGGAGCGTAGGGACTTAGTGGGTTAGTTGGGTTAAAATCGCCATTTTGATCCACAATGCGTAGGGTTAATTGACCTGTTTGGAATTGATCGAATAAAGGATTACGGCCTCTGGTGGTTTGTATGAAATTGATTTGATTTGACACGTCAACAATAATGGCTGCTGAGTCTTCTAATATGTTTACGTCTAATATGCCAGTATCTAATATCATCGCCTGGGCAAAGGCTGGCCCAGTGCTAAAATTTATGTAAGCGTTGACTACTGGTACTGTCATTGGAGCAATATGACAGAGCCACGAGGTATTACGCCATCTCCTAGTTTAATAACATTACCTATTGAATCTTGTATGTAACGCTGTAAATCTTGCTCGCTACTTAATACTGCCCCTGTGTTTACAGTGGTATTAATTACTGTTGGTGCTGCTACTGCGGCAGCTGTTGATGCACTAGATGGCATACCACCTGGCACAGCGTATTGACCCATTTGTGCTAGAAACGCATCGGCCTGTGCTTGTAATCTTGCTGATGCCCCAGCAAGGCCAGCGGCTGATCCTTGATCTAATCCCATTGTCTTAAAAGTATTCACTAGGCTATTAAAGATTGCATCGTATTTGCTAGGCAGGGTGTTTAGGGCATTGGCAGCATTGTTAGCGCTTTCGGCCAAAAGTCTAGCTGCTGCACTAGCTTCTAATTCTGCATTGTATTTCTTAGCCAAAGCCTCATTATTATCTAGTATTGCTATCTTGGCCTGTAAACGTAGCTTGGTTTCGGCATCGGTAGTTTCATTAAGCGCCTTCATTAAGCCTATGCGCTCAGTGTCAAACTTCTCCGATAATTTGTCTGTTTCTGTTCTAGCCTTTATTAAATTGTTTTCTATAGTGCGATATTTAATAGATGTTCTAAATGCTTGGTTTAATCTATTTTCTCTTTGGTTTGCATTGTTAGCGCTTGTTTTACTACCAAAGTCTTTGGTTGCTAATTCTAAAGCACCAGAACTGCCTACAACACCCATAGCACCTACAAAGAATTTAGGGTTGCCAGTTCTTGCAGATAGCAATAAACCTGTGGCAAGCAATCCAGCCTTAAATTGCGGGCCACTTACTAAGTCGCTAAAAGCCTTAATTAGTTTTGCCATCTCAACAGTTGCGTATGCGATATTGTCGCCTAAGTTTTCAAATCCACTTGCCAAAGATTCTACTGATTGATCCTTGCTTAGAATGGTTAAAGCATCTATTAACCCTTCACCTATGGCTTTAGTTGCTTCTTCTCCACCTTTTGCCAATACATCCATTTTGCCAGCATAGGTATCTAGTCTGGCTGCTGACTGTCCACTGAAACGTTTTTCTAACGCTTCCATAATTGCGTTCATATCGCCAGTTGCAATTATGCTGGCATCTATACCTGTGTTAAGGTTTTTAATTGCTTTGGTTTGACCTCTAATGCCGCTAGCAATAGCAGATACAACTGTGTTTAAATTTTCACCAGTGCCAGCGCTTATGTTTAAAGCGGCTTCTAATGATCGCTGAGCTAATTCAACTGAGCCAGTAAGGTTTAATAATGTTTGGAATGGCCCTCTTAAATCAACAAGTATGGCATTGACTTTTTCTAAATTTTTAATGTAACCTTCAACTTCGCTCACCCTAAAAGCGTTGCCAGTATTTTGCAGCTGTAGTTCTAAACGTTTGGCTGCTGCTTCATCATCAGTAAATGCCTTAATTGCTTTTTTGCTAAAACCAATAATGGCTGCTGCGCTAAAGGTTACGCCAAATGCTCTACCTAAACTTTTTATGTCTTTAGTAAAAACATTTACATCTTGTTTGGCTTTTTTAAGGGCTTTGCCATTCCAGGTGGCGAGTGCCGAGACTACTACGTTGGCCATTATGCTGCCTTCTTATCGTAGGATTTATTAAAATCAATGGCAGTGGCATTAATAGCGTTCAAGATTGCTTGGTATATTTGAGGACTTTGATTTGCAAATGCTTTGTAAATTAAACGACCTTTAGTCTTTACGCCACCAGATCTGACACCCTTAATTTTAGGTTGTGATGTTACTGGCTCTAATGCGCTAACAAACTGATAACCAGCAAAAGGATTATTAGAGCTGTAATCACGTGTGGATCTTTTCTTGCCCGATTTCTTGCCCTCGTATCCTTGAATATTGCCCAACTCTTTTAAAGTTGTACTCATAATAGGGGCTCTACCTTCTGGATTTTTACGACCTGCAGTTTCATAAATACGGCCAGCAGCGCTTACGTTGTAGACATAATTTTCTACTTGAAAGCCATTTTTAAATTGTACGTTTTTGCCTTCTTTGTAACCAATGCCGCCTTTTACTAGTGCGGAATTATATTTGGGAAAAGGTCTGTAATTTAAATTAGGAGATGCAGGCTTGGCCCAACCAGATAAAACTTGAGCATCGCCAACCACATAACTTTTTGCCTGTTGCTCTACTCGTTTCATTAACGGAATTAAAGCTATCTTGATGCGATTGTACATATCTTCGTCTATAAAGTTCAGGCCTTTTTGGACATCATCTACGCCTATTACTTCTACTGGCATTTCGGATCTCCTTAGCTCTGTCGGTTAGGACTTGTATGATTGCGGCATACATTTCGCTATCCATATCAATAAACTCTTTAGGCGGTATCCCAGTCTCTACGCTCAGCTGTGCGATGCTGTAAAGGATTGAATCCCGCTGTGTTATTTTTTTTCTTCGTCTAATACCTCGACAGTATCTAAGCTGTCAATAAACTCATCAAACGATAGAGATACTTGACCGCCAGCCCTGCGTAAACATTCCCAAGCCAACCAGAATATATCTGACTGCTTCTCATCTTCACGCAAGGCCTTGCTAATTCCCATACCTCGTTTTAACTCGAAAGCGTACTCGACACCTGGTGTTATCTTGTGCTCTGATACTTCACCATTAGCCCTTGTTATCTTTAGCTTTGCCATTATTACTCCTTAGTTAGAATGCCACCGATGGGGACACTGTTACTGCGGAGTTTA